CAACATTCACGTATGGACCAGCAAAAGCTGCACCAGCGAGAAGGAATGGAGATGCTGCAACAGCAGCGATTGTTGATTTGATAGACATGTTTGTTTTTTAAGTGTCTCGCAAGGATACTAAAAGACCCTGCGGATGATAGACTACCCCGACATGGGAGTCTCATTACATCGGCACAGGGTACGATAATTTCGGGCCTGAGTTATGTAAAGTTATTTATACATTATGCCATCTTATACATATGCGGTCAACCCCCCTTGTGACAGTTATACAACTGGCACACTAGTTCAACTTGATTATAGCACCAACAACCTTAACTGTTGCCGTTGCATTAATATTAACGTCCTTCAATGCTCTTATATTAACATCTCCAGCACCAAGTGAAGGTACTGAAAGACCTGCTGCTAAACCAATACCTTTAGGTGAAGACATACTAATATCACCACCAGATACAAAATTTGTAAGTCCACCAGTAGTAACATTATATAAAGCACCAGCAGCCATCTTCATGTCCACTCCTGCCTTAAGATCAACCGTACCTGCTTTAGACTCTATATTAATACCACCAAAACCAGCACTAGGAGCAGTGAGTCCTATGTGTAAACCAACACTCCTATTCAAAACAAGTGGGACTCCAGGTAATGCTTTATTACCCATAATATAAGTTGCAGATATTCCACCTGCTTCTACTCTATAATCACCACCAAATCTACGATTAACATGTCCAGCAATAACAATATCATCAGATGATCTAGGATCATTTGATGTCATAATACGTTGAGGAACCTTTATCTCTGCTTTCGTTGATCCTACTTCCTTTTTAGTATCAAACGTGGAAACATAAGCACCTGTATTTTGATTAATCCTACCTTTTGATTGAAGAATTATCTGATCTCCTGCTATTAACTCAAGAGTATCTGCTGCTTCAATTCTAATGTTAGTTGCATTTATAGTAACAGTTCCATCTGTGTTTGATATTACATTACCACTGTTAGTCTCCTCATAAGCAATGATCTGATCGTCTGTTACACCTTCCTGTAAAAAACTCTTCCTAAATCCACTCCTCTCTACTTCACAAGGACCAGTCTTTGTTATCTGTCCTCCTCGTGATATAGTAACTATTTTTCCATTACCCCAACGCTTCGGACCTGCCTGAATATTAATATTACCGTTATTGAATACATGAATACCATGACCCCAAAGCTTATTTCCAATGAATGCTGTCTTTCTATCTGTCCTTATAGTAAACTTAGGATCATTTACTAATACTTTATGTTCGGTATCACCATTAGTATCATTAGTTTCATCTGCTGTAGTAGGATTTACCTTTACCTTAGTAGCATCATATTTTTGTGCTGTAGTAGTCATAATACCTCCTATGGACAATCAATGTAAGATCCAGTTCCAACCTTAGCAGAACCAACTTTAACACGAGCAGTAGGATCTAAACAAACAAATGATGGTATAAACCTTGCTCCTAGTCCACCACCACCTGATATAATCAATTCAGGATAAGAATTAAATGTAATTGTTCTATCTTTAATCTTGATAGCAATTACCTGACCATCAGTATTAATCTCTGCCTCTGCAACGTCCTTAGAACCATTGATATAAACAGTTGGTACAGATGTATATCCTTTTCCTGGTGAACCCATAGTAAATGCATCAATAATACATTCTTTCTTAGCAGTATCTGGAACATTTAATTTGTAGTCAAATCCAGGATCAACAATACGAATCTCCTTAGCAAATCCATCATTATCTAACAATACTTCACCCGTTGCACCATACCCTTCACCAGTAATAAAGACTGCTGGTGGTTCTGTATAAGGAGTACCAGGATCATCTATTGGAATATGAATAATACCACCACCGTCATCTGTTATAATCTCACCTATAACTGGTAACTTAGTTTTCTTATCACCAGGATCATTCTCAGAAAGATCTTCAATCTTTTTCTTATCCTCATCACTAAGACCAGCAAGATCAGCAGAAATTCTTACACTTGCAGTTGCTCCTGTTCCTGGAATTCCAAATATTAATGTCTCATCTGGTTCATTAAGATTAGCATCTTCTTTAATTCCTATCACAACTTTAGCACTATAATCTCCAAGGTCTTCAACTACAAAACTACCTCTTAATGTATTTGATACTATATCACTTGGTGTAATACCAGACCCAACCAAAGAATAATCAAATGTAGTTCCTACTTTAACATTAGTTGTAACAACGGTAAATGTAACAAATTCACCTTCCTTTACAACTGTCTTATCAGCAGTGACTGAATACGTAGGAGCAGTAGTTGGTGCTGATCCTGTAGTCTCAGGTTCAACAGCATCTTCCCAATTATTAGGATTATTAATATTTACTGAAGGGAAGTCAGGGTTAGATGATATAGGAGCAGTTCCTGTTGGAATAGTAGTATCATCACCCTCAGCAGCATCCCCACCCGTACCTGGAGCAGCCCATATATCACATCTAGCAATATTATTAAAGAAGAATGAAGGATAATCAGTTCCTTCACCAGGAGTTGCTGGTATTATATTCATATAAAAATCTTCTTTATATTCTTCTAGATTATCTTGATAAGTATCAACCTCAATTATCTTAGATGTTTCACCAGGTGCAAATCCTAATACACCACTAATATCTTCAAAATCTAAACCTTTCATTGCAGTACCACTTTGTACTCTATATGAAACACTAGAAGCAATATCAATAACTCCACTTCTTTGAACAGTAAATATAGCAGTCTCTCCTTCTTTTACTGTAATATTCTTCATTAGATACTTAACTCTAAGATCTTCTACTTGAACACCACCAACAAAAGCAGCACCAGTATCTAACAGTTTCTTCCCTTCAAACACATCAACACAAGTATACTGTGACCAATCTTGACCAGTTCCCCATGAATCAAGATTATTTAATAATCTATCCAAGAAATTCTCTTCTGGTTTATCACTTGAATTATCAGTACAAACTTTAGTCCTTGGTGTACATTTCTCTGTAGGTCCATTACACTGTATACCAAGAAGATTTAAAACTTTATTAATAGCATCACCAATCATATTAAGTGGTGCTGCAATTGCACCTAATATATCTTGTATTGGTCCTAGAATCTTTTCAAGTAAACTATTCATTAAAGATTGTATTTTATTCAATAAACCTTGAACAAATTCATCAATCTGACATGCTGTTTGCTTGTAGATATTAAAGAGATAACCAAAAATAATATCCTCTAACCACTTAGCAAGACGATCTGCAAGATCTGCCATTGAACATCCGACTAATGCTAACCATTCATTAAACTTACTTGTTACCGCATTCAATCCTCTTCCACCTTTATCAGGTCTTAAAATAGACTTTGTAATCCACTTAACTGCTTCTCTAATCTTTTCTAAAACATACCCCTTAACATTAGCAACAAAGGTTCTCATTATAAGAACTGCTTTATCAACATACTCTCTACCAACATCTATTGAATCAAATAATCCACTAGACATCTCATTCACAAGATATGTTCCTAACTTACCATCATTCCTTTGAATCTCATATAACATCTCACTGAATAATCTACTAAACCGTGATTTCAAATCTTGTTTACAAGTACTAGGTCTTATAACACATACCTTTGTTCCAGCAGGATTACTCTCACTATTCTCACCCTTTTGTGCCTCTTGTAAATTAGTCTCATTACTACTAATAACAGGATTAACTTGGTTCTTGATACCATTATTAGGAGTACCAGATAGTGTATTAGTTACAGAACAAAATTTCTCACCATCTTTAAGATGACCTTGATCAGAAATTGATGCATTTTTAGGAATAAAGCTTTCAAAAGAATTACATTCCTTACTTGGATCCTCACCTTCTATTTCCTTATCAGTAGAATTAGCAACACCACCAATAGATCCAAGAATACATGGGTGTTGTTGTTCATTATCAAGGAAAAATCCTGTTACCCAAACTCCCTTTTCAAGTTGATCACTAATAGATGCAACAACCCCAACAGAATGTGGATTAGTCACAGGCATTACAGAAATTGCCCACGGTAAATCATCATTCTTAACGGCACTGCAAGATTTCGGATGTATTCCTACAATCCTTACTTTACATCTTCCAGACCCTTTAGGATCATTGTAACTTGGTTCCTCAACTTGTCCAATCCACCATTTAAATCCATCAGAACCTATCTGATGGATTGGATACAGTTCATTTAGGGCAGAATCAATCGTCATATACTAGGCATTCTGGTTCGTCTGGGTGCATCTCACAAAAGAGTTCAATAGCATTAGGATCGTGATGATCACCTGCTACTATCTCTTCATGATGATGCTCTTCATATACTTCTAACTCATGCAATTCCTCTTCATAATGCCTACGTGCAGCAGGATTAATTGTAGGATCATCTAAGATCTCTTTATCTTTTGCAATATGTTCTTCTATAGATTTCATAGTAGTTTCCTATTTTACTATACTTTCTTGGTCTTTGATTCCTTGGGAATCTCTCACCAAGTCTAACACAGTATCTAGCTTTCTGCCATCAGTCATGTTGAATTGATGATTTACTTGCTTTATTAGATATGTGCCACTATGTTCTGGATCATATGTAGACTCCCCTTTCATAGCCTCAGAAACTTGTTCAGGGATTCTAATTTCAATCTTATCACCTGCACATAATTCAAGGTGTCCAGTTACAGATATGGTCAATTGCTGATTAAACAATATCCCTGCTCTGGCAAGTCCTTGTGAAAGAAAATGCTTTTGAAGATCTTGGTATTGGTGTGTTCCAGTACCACCATCATCAACAGAAGCAATCTCCCCAGTATTATTATGAACTTCATTGTCTATAACAGTAGACATCACTCTTGATGGAATGGAAGATAATGTCATTTGAGCTTCAGGTAATTTAGTCTGACTACCTAAATGAGCCATCTTCTCCCAATTCTCACCAAGATTGTAAACTTGCTCATCATAAGTTAGTGTATTTATGTTGAAACTACACAAAACAGAGGAGTAATGACCTTCCCTCAACTTCTTAATCATATCAAATTCTCTTCCAAATACAATCTCTTGTATTCTAAACAAAGAAGGTTCACTTAATTTAGCAGGTTGATAAAAGAAT